ATTACTATAGCAGTGGACTTAGCAAGAGCAACAGACAAAACATCAGCAGAAACACAAAGAGAAATTAGAAATGATGTGTATGCTATGGAACGTGATATGAATGCACGTTTTAAAGAGATTGACTCTGATGCTAGAGAGTTAAGAAAAGACTTAGAAGAAAAGATCACAACTATACTTGAAAACCCACTTAACGATGTTGAATAATAACTAAATATAGTTATGAAATGGTTTTACAGTGGTTATGCGGTAGCTCTATCTATCGCTTTCTTACTTATATTAAGAGTAGCAGATCCTACGCCAGTACAAAGTTTGCGTGGGCAGGTATTTGATAGTTATCAGCAACTTGATGAAATAGTACCAAGCCAAGATGTGGTATTGCTTAACTTTGGCGAAAACACTTTAGCAACTTTCGGCCAATACCCCTTTCCCAGACAATACTATGCACAACTAGTAGTTGATGTTGCAAGTAAAAATAGTGGAGTTTTGGGTTGGACTATTATGTTCCCAGAAACAGATCGCTTTGGTGGAGATGAAATTTTTGCACAATACTTACAGCAAAATAAAGTTAATGTTCCTGGAGCAAGAAGAAATCCTATAAATTTTAATGTCCTTAGCCAAACACCTAGTGTAAAAGGTATAAAAACATCAGGTCCACATATAGGTACAGGCACAATAGGCCCAGTTCCAGCAAAAGATTATTTACTAAAATGGCCTAATCTAGTCACTAATGTTAATATGCTGGAGTCTGTAGTAAATGGTAAAGGTGTAAATGCGTCTGCTCCACAACCAGATAATCAAACACGAACATATCCATTAGCAATCACAATAGAGGATAGAATTTATCCAAGTTTTGCTGTTGAAATGCTTAGGGTAAGTAGAGGGCAAAAGAGTTACATTGTTAAGACTAGTGAGATAGGTATACAAGAGGTTGCGGTTAAAGGAGTTGAGCCAATAATCACACAGCCAGATGGTACAGCATACATACGTTTTAATAATAGTTTTGAGACAATAGAGTACACTGGTGCTGACAGCATACCAGATTTAGCAGGTAAAATGGTTATAGTTGGCGTAACAGCAGAGGGTATTGCAAACCCTGTACCAACGCCACGTGGAAACTTATATCCACAAGAGATACAAGCTCATATGCTACAGAACTTTATAAGTGGCAGTAACATAACAAGAAGCCAAACAGCCGCGTTCTACGAGCTTCTGACAGCCCTTCTGATAATGGTTCTAGTTGCAATAGCAGTATATAGACTGCCTTTATTACTTACGGCGCCTGTATCGTTGCTTATATTAAGCGGAATAGGGTATTATAGTGTGTACTCCTATCAAACGCAATTAGTACTTTTAGATGCTACTTTCCCTGTATTAGCAGGATTTTTAGTGTTTACACAGGCCGCTTTTAATAACTTTTACAAGCAATATAAGTTGCGTGAACTTATTAACAAACAATTTGAGCATTACCTTGCACCAGCAATGGTTAAAAAATTACAAAAAGACCCTGGCTTACTAAAGTTAGGTGGCGATACTAGAACAATGACATACTTGTTTTCAGACATTCGTGGATTTACTCCGATATCAGAACAATTTAAAACAGATCCAGAGGGACTCGGCCATCTTATTAACAGGTATATGACCCCAATGACTGATCTGGTTATGCGTAAGGAAGGTACAGTAGACAAGTATATAGGTGACGCCTTAATGGCGATATGGAATGCTCCACTTGATGTTGACAATCATGCTCAATTGGCCATCGAAACAGCACAGGAAATGGAAACAGAACTAGAAAAACTAAATAAGGAATTGTTTAAAGACGGATTAATGCCCCTTGCTGTAGGTATAGGTATTAATACAGGTGATGCAGTTGTGGGTAACATGGGAAGTAACCAACGTTTTGATTATACAGTATTAGGTGATAGTGTGAACTTAGCGGCACGACTAGAAGCACAAACAAAAGAGTATGGTGTATTTTTTATGTTTACCCAACATACATTAAAACAAATTACATCGCCTGAAAATTTAGTAATGCTAGATAAAATTGCAGTTAAAGGACAAACATCATCAGTAACAATTTATACTATACTAAAAGATCACAAGTATGCAAGAGTAGTAAACAGAATGGTAGATGCATATCAAAACAGAGAGTGGGCAACATGCTCAAATCAAATAGAAATAATTAAAGATCATCAATGGAATGATACCTTAGCAGAATTATATGCTGAAAGAATAAAACAACCTATGCCTATAGGTGATTGGGACGGTATAGAACGTAAAACGTCAAAGTAATTATTCGTCTGGACGAAACTCTTTGACTCCTCTAAAAAATAAGTAATAGTGTTTAAAGTCTTTTAATTGCTGTTTAGCATGAAAAAGTTCTAACGGTATTCCATCACCGTGATTTACTAATGGAAAATAATATCTTTTAATTATACGTTCAAGTTTTCTAACATCTTTTGCTAAAGCATCTAAAATTATATTATTAAATTCAGTATCTTCAACTAAATCAATTAACCAATAATGGAATGGATTCTCAGGATTGTAACGTCTAGTTACATCACGTGATTGATAGTATAAAGCTCTTACAGGATTTATACCTGGACGATAGGAATTCATTACTTCTTTAAATCTAAAACTTTCATGCTCAGTAGACATATTATTAACAACTCTGGCATAGTCTTTTTTCATTGCTGTTTTTAGGGACTCGATATTTTTGCCAATATTCTGGTGATACTCTTTTACAAGTCTATTGAATATTTTCTGATACTTTGGAGATAACTTTTCATAATAGACATCTTTTATTTCGTCTATTTCTATTGCGCCTTCTAGTAATGTATGTGGAATTGTTTTTTGTCTTTGAAACTTGTCTAATTCGGTAGTTATCCGCAAAATAACAAAATCGATAATTTCGCCTTTGCTCATATGAAATATTTATCAGGAATTTATTTTAAGTATAGTGTGTAGTTTTTGTGTGCCACCATTCCTACTTAATGTAATTTTGGCACCATTGTGTAATGGTTTAGGCCATTGTCCTATGTCTACCCAGGCGTATCCGGCACTTTCTCCATTTAATTTGGGTGGTTGGAATTCTTTATCTACCACATATACAAAACTGTAGTAATAAAAATTTTGATCTTTGCTTTGATATACGTCTATAGGATTTAATTTTTGCAGTTCTGGAACAAATCCAATCTCTTCATCTAACTCACGTTTAATACAGTTGTAAGGAGTTTCACCTTTCTCCATCATGCCTCCCCAAAAACCCCAAGTATGATTAAATCTTTTGTTGCCTTCTCTGAGTTGCAACATGCATCTGCCTGTGTCTTTGGCTAGGAAAACTACTCCAGCCGCCGTGGTATTCATTTATAAAACAAGTCTCCAATATCCTGGTTTGTATTCTCCCTCATAACTACTTATCCACTGAGTTCCAGTCCATTGATATTGTTTGGATGTAAATGTATTGTGCATATAATGTGTATTGCCCACTTGTGATGAAGCATCAAAAGATACTACCCACTTACTGCCATTATATTCAATGATGTCGTTTTCTGTTGCATCTATATCCCAATTGGTATAGCCTGATGCAGTAATTGTTTCTGTTATAAGATATCTTTGCCCATTAGTTGCCGCGGCTACTGTGCCGTCTCCTGGATAGTTGGCTCTAGGGTCTATAATCTTATCAACGTCATTAATTGAATCTGTCGGTAATGTATCTGTATCTAAATTAAATATTAAATTAGATGGTGTTGTGGTGTCCACACTTACAGTACCACAAACTTCTCCTAAAAAGTTATTAGAGTCGTTACTGGTATTTAATTTTAATAAACTAGTAACTCTAACGTCACCTTGCATTTCAGTAATATCTGTCCAGGGTACTTCAATACCTTGCTCATTTAGTAATGTTGCTGATGCTCCACTAACCCTTACACTATACTGTCCTGGGGTAACTATTACTTCAGCAGTATCTTCTATATCGCCAAAAAAGTCTGCGTAATCTTCGTCATAACCTAAATCTGATATACTACTTACACTATGTATATTTGCTATA